CACCGTAGATCAGGTCTTCTGTCATTGGTTTGGACGAGTGCGGAAACTCTTTGCGGCGTGCCTCAGCGGTTCGATGTTCGACCATGAATCCAAAGCGTGTCCGCTGTCGAACCGATCCACCAACTTCTCGGCCGCGAGGGCCAGAACGTTCGACGTTCGCAAAAGGGTCTTGTATATCCCCATGACCTTGTCCCAGTCCTGCGGCGAAACCGGCACCGGGACCGCTTCGATGTCGAACGGCTTAGGTGCGCTGCCGTCCGATCCCCCTGGCTGATACTTTCCTTTTTCTTCGCTCATCGTCTTTTCCTCCCAATTGTGAGACGGCTTTCCAAGCGGTGTATCCGTCCCCAAAGTTCTTCTACGTGGTGTTCAAGGACGCGACAGCGAACTTGCAATTTCCCCGCTTCGCGCATCAGTTGATTGACCACGCCACAATCAACGGACTTCATCTGTGACGACGCAATCTTTGCCGCCGACCGTTCGATGACCTTCATAAACTTTTCGTATTCCTCGTTACACCGTTTGCAATTCGACATGCTCACCCCTTCAAAATAAATAGCCCACGGTTGGGCGTGCGAACGGGAAATCCGGACACCGCCGTGGGGTGAAATTCATGCTGGCCGCTCAAAGTCTTCGGGCTTGAAAACACGGTAGTTTTTCACGTTCAGCGCCATCATCGCCCGGACCAGATCACCGGCCCTCGGCTCGTGTTCAGCCGCTTCAAGGTCTTCCCATCGACCCGGCTTCATCCCCGATATTTTCTCGGCCTCCACCATAGTTAGGCCCGCCGATTGACGGAGAGTTTTCAGTGTGTCCCCGAATTTTAGGGGTCTAGACATGTTTGTGTGCCTCCTTGAAAATGGCTTGAGGAAACTTAGGGGATGACAATGTCGTCCATTGGATGACATACTTGGAGTGAGAAAGAAATCCGACGGGGAGGGTGCGCGACTCTATCACAAGTCGGCACCTTTGAACGGACAAGGCGACCGTTACCCCGCCAGCAAATAAAAATCCCGCCACCAAAAGAATGGTTGCGGGTTTGGGATGAGCGTGATAGTTGTCTTTCATAGTCGCCTTGTTTTGTTGTAAAATCGGGACAACCATTCCGGGTTGCCCGTTTAAGGGACGGACGTTTTGTGTCCGCCCACTTTGAAATCGGATTGGTTGTTATGAGGGAGTGGCTTAGCCCTCTCAGGGAGGTCTTTATGTTAAAGGCCATTTTGAGAGAGGCTTGCTGACACCGAGGGGACTTGATACGGGAGCGCTTGATAGTGTTCCCCTTCTTGCCTTCCAATGTGGAGGGCCGGCAAGATATCACCGGTGTGTTGCCTGTGGCGCTTATCACGCCGTCGGCGGCACCAAGCCCTCTCTCATATCAACCAATCTTTGAAAGATCGCGGCCCCGGTTGTGTGCGCCGCTTTCGCGGTGGGGCCTTGTGTTATTATAGTGCACCATAATGATAACTTTGTCAAGGGTTTTTTAAAATATATTTTTAGGGGGATTTTTCCGACGATGACCTTCAACGAATACTTAAAGAAATGGAACGGTGGTGTGATGCGTGGGGCGCAAACTAAACTGGCCAAGCGCATCCATGTTGTTCCCAGCACCATCGCTCATTGGGTGCGCGGTTCTTCCATGCCAAACGAAGATGTTCGGCAGCGCGTTGCCAAAGAGTTTGGTATATCTCCTGACAATTTAATGAGTTCGTTTTCGTCCGCCGAGATGCCAGGCGGGGTGGTGCGATCCGGCGAACAAATGAGACCAACGCCGCCGAATCTCATCCTCGGACGCCTTGAACAACTGACCTTCCAAATCGCTCAGTTACAAGGACAATGCGCGATTATCAGCAGGGACTTTGAAGAAGTGAAGGGCCGACTGAACGCGGTCGAACAAACGTCAAAAAAAACACCACCATCGAAACCCTCTGGAGAGAGATCGGCGGCGACGAGAGGTTGACATGAGAAAAACGGTAACAATGGCCCTGTTCGCCGTCGCTTTTATAGTTGTTGGATGTCGCGGCCAAAGAGGCGAAAAGGGAGACGCAGGAGTCAAGGGCGACGCTGGAACTGCGGGCGAACGCGGAATGAATGTCTATGAATCCACCGGAACAGCTACGTCGGCTGGCAATTTGGCTGTGCCCATCACCCAAGTAGCTTTCACAACGGCAACGGCCGTTGTTGCTTACTTCGCTTTGCCCTCTGCACCGAACACCTACATGCTTATGGCCGACCAACCAACCTCTGGGACCTTTATCAACGGCACATGGGTTCCGGGACAAGCCACGAGATATTTCACCGTCGATTATTCCACAAACAAAGTGGGTTTAATGAACATGCAGTCCGCCGATTCATATAAGATTCTCGTGTTTGTTCCATCGAGTTCTCCGTCGGCGTATCGGTCATACGCAAGCCGTATCATAGGAGACAACTGATTTCACCCGACATCCATTTCAAAGCACTCGGCTTGATCCTTGCTTGCCTGTCGGGAGTGTTTTTGTTTTTACACCGATTTTTCGTATGGAGAAAATTACAGTTACCAAGACAGATGGGCATGTACGGAGGTTCTTCGATGATGAACAATCCAGCATTTGAATCTCTTAAAAAAAACGGGCGCGTCGTCCTCGCACTCGTTTTTGTTGGCCTTGGTTACACAATAAACCGCCAAGCACCTGATAGGGAATGGGAGAACCTCCAATACTTTTTAGGGACTATGGCGAAGTGGACTGGTTTTTGGCTCCTTGTAAAACCGATTATCTCTATGGCGCGTGAACTCTTGAATAGGGGAAAAGATGTCTAAAAACATTCGGTTTGGTGGTGGTAGGATAACGAAGGAACATCGCGGGTGGTTGGACAAGGTCAAGCGCGAACAGTTGCGCATGACCGACACTGACGCGATTGTCTGGCTTTTGTGGTGCTACGTGAACAGGTGGGTCAATCCGCCGGCAGCGGGATCCGCAAAACGACGGGCGCGGAGGAAAGAGCGTTAAATGTTTCCGAAATCACTAGAGGAACAGATTCTAGAACTGGAATCGATCGGCGAGACACAGGTGCGCTACCTGCGTTCTCAATACAAAAATCCATCGCCCGACTCTGACCCACGAGTCGTGGACGAGTGGTTGCGACAGAAAGAGGCGGAACGCACCGCAGCCTCTGCCTCCGAACGCGCTATGCGAGAAAATTCAACCCTCTCAATAGCAAGGCGAGCCAATATCATTGCAATTACGGCGGCGATCATTACGGCCGCATTCACAATTATCAGCATTATATTAAAATGACTCATAACACCTGTTTCCGGTAATGAACTCGCGGAAGTTCTTTCGGGACGAATATCTCAGGGCGAGGTGGTTGTTGAGATACCGCTGCCCCCATCAATGACCGAAATTCGAGGATTTCGTCCGTATTCAAAGTCTTCAAAACAGCCATAATCTGCCTGACCTTTTCCGACTTCATCCCTTAAAATCCAATCCGCACCAAAGCGTCCTGATCTCACACGCCTCCGGGTGGGCCTCCGCGTATTCCTCGATGTCCCATGGGGCCGTGTCGACGGGCTTTAGGTCGGACAATTTCACGCCTTGCGTTAAAAACAATTCCGCGACGTTCTCCGAACAGAAGTCTTTCTTGCTCGGTTGGAGAAACCGCATTCCGAACCGCAGGTAATCGGTAAAGGCATAATCCGGCAATTCCAAACCAATCCTCGGCACGCTGGCATCCAGCACGGCCGCGTCACAGAGCGCGTTGCGCTTGTCGGCGGGGATGTCCTTGAAAACGACAACGTCGATCCGGCGGGCGGAACGGAACTCATCTTTGAGCAGTTGCACGGTTCGGAACTTCCCGACGTTCAGGAACAGGCCCCGGCAGATGTAGAACGCCGCATGGAACGCCGGCGGCTTGTAGGGGTGGTTGTAGAGACGGTTGCCGATCAACTCGGTGAGGTTGTTTCCCCCATAAAACAAAATCGCCGACGCGGGCGGGATGTCGGCAAGTTTGATGAACGGATAGTTCGGGAGGCGCTTGGTGACGGGCTTCTTAAACAATTTTAAGAGGTTCATATCTCCTCCAACCGGCGAACATTTTTTGAGTGGACCACTGTTTCAAGTCCTGCTGCACGACTCCGAAGTTGGTGCCCTTCGCGTGGACAACGGTTTTGTCGTCGAGGCAGATACCGACGTGGATGATGATCCCGCTGTCCAGATTCCGCAAAAAGCCCAGGTCGCCGAACTGAGGCTTTCCCACAGGAACACACGCTTTGTATTGGTTCGCCGCGCCGTCCGTGATCTTCACGCCAACATAAAAAAAAGCGCTTTCAACGAGTTCGCTACAGTCCCACGCTTCGGCATCAATGTCGCCCAATCTGTTCTCGACGCCAAGCCGATATGGCTTGCCGATCTGTTTGAGGAGGAACGTCTTGAGTTTTTCAGCGTCTATGGTCATTTCGTGTTTTTACCGTTGACGATGACTTTGAGCGTCAGACCGCCGCCGGTTCCCGCGTCCACGTTCACGCGCAGGTATCGGTAGTTGGTGGTGGAAAAGTCCCACCCATACGTACCCGGGGCGGAGTAGGTCACGCTGGTCACGCTCAGGTCAAAGAAGTTCGTGCCGTCGTTGGACGCTTGCCACTTGAACGCATAGGTCCCGGCAAAGGCCGTCGGATGAACGGTGAACGTGTTGCCGGGCGTTGCGGAGGATGACGTGAACGTGATGTAATTCCCCGCAATGGCGCCGGTGGACGTGTCCGACAGTTCGAAGTTGTCGGCATCCACTCTGATGGCGTAGTAGGTCGTCCCACAGACAAGCGGGCTGAGCCCTACGGATGACGACGTGCTGAACCAGACACCCAAGCCGGTCGCCAAGCCATGCGCCGACACATGCACGTTGGCGGCGCTCAGCACGTAGGCGGAAGACAGACCGCCATACATCCGGGCGGCAAACACGGACAGGGCCGCCGGGGTGGAACTGGCAAGGCTGTAATTCGTCGAACCTCCGGTGGCTGTGGACGTGGCGGAAACAACCCCGGCCGCCGTCCAAGTGGTCTGGATCAGGTTGCTCAACGATGCTCGGGCCATGATGGCGGCGGAGATGGATTTGGCGGTCCCGCTGGCCGTGGTGGTCGCCGTCCATTCCACGCCGTTTCGAAGGAGTTGCCCGTTCAGGGTCAGATAGGCGTTGTCCTGCCCTCCGGAGAAGGCGGCCGCACCGGCCGCAAGGGCGGCGGGCGTCGAGGACACGATGGTATAGGCATTACCGCGGGATCCGCTGGCCGTCGCTGTGGTATAAACCACACCCCCGGACGTGAACGTTGCGGTCAAGATCGAGAAGTTATTCAAGATGGCCCGTGAAATGGATTTGGCGGTCCCGCTGGCGGTCTGAACGTTGCTCCAATCTTTCCCCTCGGTCAACACGATACCGTTAATCGTCAACGTCGCGCCGGTCAGTCCATTAGTGGAAACGACGGTGATGGTGTTGTGCGCCGCAGAAGCGGAGAGCGGGGCCGTGGAGACGACCGTGATGGTGTTGTGGGCAGCGGCGGCGGCAAGCGCGGCCGTGGAAACGACCGTGAGGCTCCCCGTGGAAACGTGGCCGTCCGTGAAATCAACGGCAGAGACGGTCGGCGAGGAATAAACCGCCTGAGCCGATATTGCGTCGATGTCGGAAGTGTCCGGACCGGCGGTGTTCAGGTCGATGTCAAACGTCTTGTCATAGGTGAGGCATGCCTCGTTGGCGACGTTGCCATTGTAAACCGCCGACATGGCTTTTGATACGCCCGCCAGGGTGAGGCACAGAAGGATAAAAATAAATAATTTCTTGTTCATTGGAATAATCTCCTTTTGGGAAGTATCATGCACCCTTAAATAGTTTTTTGTGAACTTCATCCACCTGATAACAGAGTTTCTGCCTATCGACGATGAAGTCCTGCCAAAGCCGCTGAAAATCTCTGTGCCCCTGGGCGAGGCTGCCAAGGATCGTTTTTTGCTGTTCGGTGACTTCCCAAAACCGCACATACCTCTCCGCCTCCGCTTCGGCGTGTTGCGTCAACCGCAGGAGCGATTGCGATATCTGCACCAAATTGGTCTCGACAGTGCGCGAACATTCCTTTACGACACGGTCGTTGTTGGAGTTGAAAAATCTTTTTGTTATCAGGGGGATGAACGCGGTGAGGACCTGCCCAAACACGACGAGAGAAAGAACGCCGACCGCGTAGACGAACCACTTTGCGTTCCGACCCATTTCGATGATTAGTTGGGAGTCCATAAAATCACAATCGACGCTAACAAAAAAGTTCGCCGTAAATTCCCGATTGACAACGTAGCGGGAATCCAAGGTCACCAATCCACGTTGTTGTCCCTGTTGCAGCAGAATATTCAAGCCAAGCCAAATAGTGTCTCCCGATTCCAACATATCCCTTCCATGTTGCATGGAGACCTTGCATCGACGACGCCGCAAGAATTGCTACGGCTCCATGTAATTGCCCGCCAGCAAACGCGTTTGTGACATCTAACCCGACACCAACCGCAATCTCGACACCCACGGATTGACTTCCAGCCGCCCCAACCACATCAGCGGCGACAATGTCTTCACTGACACCAATTACCATATCTAATTGATTTGCTGCATTCCCGTTTGCCTGTCGAATAGTTGCCGTCGTGTAATTCCACGTGTCCGTCGGTTCATTGACTTCCATATATTTTTTTACTCGATTGTAATAATTCCACAGATAACGCTTCGCCGACGAATCTTCCGTCTGACCCGATGCGGTTGTCGTTCTGAATGAACCAACATATCTCCGAGTGGTCGCGCCCGTTTTAACTAAAACGCCGTCCTGTGTTGTCAATGCGGTGGCTCGCGTCGTATCGTTCGTCCATGCCAACAGTTCCAACATCAACGTGCCAGCGTTGCTATAGACAAAAATGTCATACATCGTCGATGTTGTTGCCGGGACAGCGATAGATATTTCAGCAAGCGCATAAAGATTCCAAATACTGCCGTCAAAAAGAGCAACCCGATTCCCACGGAAAGGCGTCAGATATAAAGTTGTTTTTGCCAACTGGTCTGTTGTCGTAACCGGAACGCCACTTGCTAGTGTCGCTCGTGCTTGAAACACTGGGGTATAAGTGATGTTAGCCGCCGAAGCCGCCGCATCCGCCGCGTATTTCCTCGCAGAGTATTCGACGTTATCGACCGTGGCTCCTAACAGTGTGGCCCAATCCTTTGCCGATCCGCCACCGGTCGCGCCCCGCGTGAACGTCCCGATGGCCCATTCTTTGGCGGAGCACAAAGCCTCTGTCACATAGGCCCCTACTGCCTGTGCCCAATTCTTCGCCGAACCGCCCGCTCCCGCCTGTGAACCCTGCGCGTATTCCTTCGCGCTGTAATCGGTAGCCGCAACAATAGCGTCTGTTTTGACAGCCCAATCTTGAGCAAGGTTTTTTGCTGTCACGGCATTGGTCTCGGCAGTTTCGGCGTTCGTCTCCGCAGTCTCGGCATTTGTTTCAGCCGTCTCAGCGCCGGTCTTTGCGGTCTCAGCCAACCCCTGCGCCGTCTCGGCCAAACCTTGGGCCGTTTCAGCCCCGGTCTTCGCGGTTTCAGCCAACCCCTGCGCGGTTTCCGCGTTCGTCTCCGCCGTCTCCGCATTCGTCTCGGCGGTCTCAGCACCTGTTCTCGCGGTCTCAGCCAAACCCTGCGCCGTCTCGGCAAGCCCTTGGGCCGTTTCAGCACCGGTCTTTGCGGTCTCAGCCAAACCCTGCGCGGTTTCCGCGTTCGTCTCCGCCGTCTCCGCATTCGTCTCGGCTGTCTCAGCAGCAGTCTTCGCGGCCAACGCATCTGCTTTATAACCGACAACAGTTTCCAAAAACGCCGTCGAGTCTTGACTTGACGGAGAGGACGACACCGGCCAAAGAACGGACCTGTCGGTCTTCTCATTCACCTGCTGAATGGCCATCATCGCCTTGTCGTCCGCCGCTTCGATCACTTCGGCGGGCAAGGGGCCTTGGTTTTTCAAATCGGTTTCTTGGGTGAGCGGGACTTTTCGGAGGAGTGTGATTTTCCAGCCAGTGGGGAGAGGGTCGCCGGTGGTCGGATAGACCACGCGCAAATTGTTTTCGTCAACGGTAAAATTGGTTGTTTGCTCGGTTTCAACAAGCGCCGGGCTGGTGAGATAAACCTTGATGTCTGTGTTTGAGATTATCGGGAAGGTGTAAGGCCAGTTGACGGTTGTGTCGTCGCCGTTGTAGATGTGCTTGTTGCTGGTGCTGGCAATGGTCACGGGAACGCCTCCAAAACATCATGACTTTATCCCGTTCGCATTGTCCTTTGGATGACACGTAAACTATACAAAATTATTTAATTCTAAACCTCAGTTTTTTGTGCGCCGCGACAAAATATCTTTCCACGTCAATTCGCCCTCGTCTTGCAACCAGTCGAGAAAATTAAAGATGATGTGATTGGCGGCCAGCGGGAAACCTGAAAGCATTGACGCGGCATTCACGCCCTCATCAAAAACCTTTCTCCCATCCTTGGATTCAACTCCGGGGGTGACAAGTTTCACGGCATCCACCCCCGCTTCAATAACAGTTTCCGCCGCGCTCAAAAGAGGGATCCTGATGTTGGTTCCCGGCTGTTTCTGCGCGTAATCAATGGCCATTCCCCACAGATCGCGCACAAGGGGTATGTAACTAAGAGGTTGGGCCAGTGCCCGGTTCAACATCCTTTTCTTCCGCGCTTCAGGATCGTCGTGTTTGGCGTTACGCACCAGTTCCCGATAGAAACATTCCACCAACGACGGCAGCACCCACGAGTAGAATGCGCCTTTTAACATGAGCATTGAAGCCGGACCGTAGTTCCCTTTGTTCCATTCCAGTTGTGCGCTCTTGCTCTGAAGCCACCAACGGTTGAACATCATGGAGAGCCACGAGAAATACATGGTGAACATTTTTTTAAATTCGCTACCGCGCATGAAACCGGCTTGGTCGAGAATCGACCCGCCACCCAGAGTCCGCGTGATTAAATCGTCAGCCAGGTCAATCGCTGTGGCCTCGTCGTTTGTTTTAAGGGCACGGTTGTATGCCTCCATCCAAAGAGGGTAGGCCAATGCTTGGTCGGCCAAAGACTGAAGAATGAACCCATTGCGCTGGAACACACCAACTTCTTTTCCCAGTTTGCGGCTCATGTCGTTCAGGTCGCGCTCCCGCATGGTCGCCCGGAGAGTCATTCGTTTTGATTTTGAATCAACAAAATTCTTTGTGCCGGTTGGATTCATGGCGAACTCGGCCACCGCGTGGCGCAAGCGTGTCGGCCCGATTTCCCCAAGGGCGATGAACGCATTTGTCACCACGTCCATAAGTAGAAACTTGAACCTGTAGGCCAGCGTGGCGAACGTCACCTTATAGCGGAACCACCGGAGTGCCTTGTCGAACCCGGTTAGGAATTCTCCTTGATCCGATGCCACGGCCTTCAGCGTATTCTCGATACTCCTATACCCTTCAAGCCCCGTGGCGTTCTGCACGGCCATCTTGAAATCACTGTTCCGCATCAGACGGCTAATGTCGATGACGGCCTCGCGGAATGCCAGGTCATGTATCACGTCCTCAATATGGGCGAACATGACGCGCATCTCCGGCAACACTTGACGATCAACCTTCATCACGCGGGATTGCGTGTGTCCGTGATCCGTATGTGCTTTCACCGCACTGAACTGTTTGTAGAGGGCATTTCGTTGTTCGGCGTTCCTGAAAGCCTCGGCTGACTTTTTCGGGTCAAACGCTATCGGGTAATACCCGCCGCGGTAGTTTCCATACCGGGTGGCCAGCGCCACAGGAGAAACTTGGTGCGGTTCCATCCCGGCCACCTTCATCTCAAACGCCTTGATCTGCGGCCAATAGGTGTCCAAATAGTCCCAAACATCTTGGATGTAATCCAAGTCTCGCTTGGTCAGGTGTTCGTCGATGATCCTCATACCCTGATGCTCTTGCAAGCGGTAGCCATCCATTATCCGGGCCTTGTTCCCGGCGTTTCCCCAGTTCAGGCCAACGACGACGATCTCTTCCATTGTCATGTCCCGGCCAACGGCATCTACATATTTCTTGTCCGACGGAAGTTTGGCGAACTCTTCCTCGGTGTAGTGCTTTTTAATTATTTCATTCAGGGCTTTAATTGCCTCAGACTGCATTTTGAGTTTATTGTCTTCCGACCGCTTTAGGATCGAATAGACAAACCTGAACATCGGCCCGTTGTCTTTGTCACCGTCCAAGTATCGGCACAGCGTCGAAAGGTTGACGAGGTTTTCAAACGCCGCCTTTCCGGGTGACTGCCACATCAATAGCAGTCGCTCCTTCAGTTTGGTCATGCCGGGTTTATGAAACGGAATGAAATCTTCCGCGTAGGGACGGCCCACATTTTGAGTGATGGATACAGCACATTCCTTTCCTGCCTGTTTTATCCCCACCTTGATGAAGTCAGACGTAAAGCGGTCATGGTTACGGCCCACGGTGTAGATTGCGGTGACAGCATCCCGCAAGTTCTGCAAATCGCCCATGGAGATGTTTTTGTAGTCAACGGGCTTGTCACCAAACAGCGTGGGCGCGATGGTGATGGTGTAATAATTGTCGTTCACGCGCTCCTGAAACTCAGCCAGCGTTTCTTGCCGCCATGTCCCGTTCTCCCTGATGAGTCCGGTGGCGTTCACAATATCGTCTTCGCTCTGCCGCGACTGCATCATCCCTGTGGCGATCTGCAACAACGCCGTCATGTCCTCTGACTTGGTTTCGGCAAGGCCGTGTCTCGCCAATAAAATGTCGATGTGCCGGATGAAACCGTAGGGCATATCCATCAAATCGTTCCCGCGCATGGCTAACTTGTGAAAATACCGCAGGTGCCTTTGAATTATGATCTTATTCTTGATGGCCTGTTGCGCCAAGGCACTGTTCAGCCTTTGTTTCTCTTTCAGGTCGGCGGCTTTCTTCAGTTGCTTGGCATAGTTGGCCTTTAGAGATTCCAACTCTACGGGGTCTTTTGTCTTGTCCATCCTGTTCTTGATTTCGACAGCCTTGGCGACGGTCCGGCTGAAGTTGACCGCCGCGTTTCGGGACTCTGTCACATAATGGAAATAGTCGTCCGCCGCGTACACCGGTCGCTCCGCCATGATTTCGGCAACCTTGCTCCGGATGACATCGATGCTGACGTTGGCCATGTTGTGTATCCGCTGGGCCGTTGACATCTGCATGTCCTGCGCATCCCCCTTGGCTTTCAGGGCCAGGTCCATGTATAAGGACTGCTCAAGCGCCAACAGTTCTTCAGCGTGTTCGTTAAGGACAGCCTCCATAGCCGCCTCTTTGATCGCCAATGTATCTTTCAGGTCGAGCATCTTGGACATCTCGGCCTCAACCAAAGAATCTATCTCGGATTTCATATCAGGCGTCTTCAGTATTGTCTGAGACAATGCGGACGCGGAACTAAACCCGTTGAGAGTTGCGACTTGTTCAAGCATACCCACGTCGCCCTTGGTTCTTCCCCGCAGTATTTTTTCCTCAAATGCCTGAGCCACATAAGCCGCTGAATGATTAAAGTAATTTTCCACGCTTGTTATGGCCCTATAGATTGGGCGGGACGAAACCTCTGCCGTTGCCGCCTTTGTGGCATTCCGTCGGGCCTCTCGCACGTTTTCATCATGGCCATCGGTTATTTCGGCCATCTGTTGGCGGACAAGCTTCTCAACGGCCGCCTCGTGAGCCTTCTCTCGGAGCGCGTCCAGTTCCTTGGCGAGGTCGGGATCCATCCCGTCCGCGTGTTCGTCAACCAAAACACCGGCTCCGGTCGCCTGTTGGGCGGCGTCAATCTCCGCCTCTGTGGCCAACATACGTGTCATTACTTCACGCACAGGATCGGATAGTTCCACGTTCAAGGCGGCCGCGCTCTTGTAAATCCGTGTCAACCATCCTCGGTAACGTTTAAACCACTTCTTCATCTCAAATGTGGGGACGTAGTCAACCCTGCTCCCCACAAATCTTTGGGCCTCTTTCTTCGTCTTAAATTCACGGACAACCTCATCACGGCCAACGACATACACACCCCATCCGTCGCCTTTCTCCCGAACGATGTAATCCTCCCCGCGCAAATACAATTCAAACCCCCGCGCGAACTTCTCTTGTTGCTCGACCGACACTTTTTCTTGCTCACCCTTGATCCCAAGCCAAGCCGCCAGCGCGTTGTAGTCCCTCATGTATCCGGCGCTGGCCTGTCCGGATTTGACGTGGTTGAATTTCTCTCTAAGAAAGTAGTGCGCCATCTCGTGGATGAACGAAGAGGCGTCCGGCTTCAGAAATACAAGACGGGCTTCTTTGTCTCTGAACTCTAAAAACGCACGGTCCTTTTTGGAAAGCGATTTTTGGGATTCTGCTGTATCATCTTGAAACAATGTCTCTTGTCCTTTTTCACCAGTGCCAAACCCCTGAACGCCGTCGGCGGCGAACTGGCCCTGAGTGCCAGTCGCTTGATCTGATTGCGTTTGCTTCTGTCCGATCTGCCGCATACGTTCAAAAGTCAGTTTTTTGGCTGTTACCTTGTCGATTCCCTGCCGTATCAATTCGCCTAAAATCCTCTGATATAATTGGATCGGGTCCTGTTTCGTGTTATCGGAAAACAGGTCGCCGGATGTCTGGGGAAGCGTGTTGTTTTCCGCCTTGACAATTTCAGCTTTTGGGGCTATATTATTAGTGGCTAAGGCCCCCCGCCCAGAAGAGGGGGCCGTTGTATTTCTCCCCTCTCCCCATATATCGAAAACGCTCAGAAACCTTTTACCGCCTTGGTTTTTCTCTTCAACAACAACCCGCAAAACTGTCCCGTCGCTCATTTTCCCAACAAGTCCGAACCTTTTAACTCCGTCCGATTCTTCCCTCATTTCGTCAACATATTTCGTGGTTTCAAGTATTGTTTTCGCATTCTTGAACTGTTTTAGTCTGCGGAGTTGATTCGATTCTGTCCTGTTCTTTTCCCCTGCATATCTAATTGCATCTTCTGTAATGTGAACGATCTGTCCACTGAATGCGGGGCTTGGCTTTTCGTTGCCGCTCCATTCGGCCACAAACTTCTTTGTGTTCACCAAAACAGACTGATAATCGTTCCCTTCCATCGGATTGTTTTCTATTTGGTCGTATCCCTGAAGAAGAAGTCTGACACGCTTGTTTTTCCCGATGTCTTCTTTTGGAGTTGCCAAAACGGCACCGTCTTCCGTAGTTTTTACGTCAAATATTTCCTGCATGTTTGCACTCTGAAACAACGGCTCGTTCGCCATGTTCGGTTGTGTTTGGATGGCATCTGCCGCCGTGAGTTCAGCCGGCAATCCCTCCCGCGCTTTTTTAACATCATCAAAAAACGCATTGGCTACCAGTTCGGCCTTGGCTTGGGCTGCATACGATTCGACAGAACCGACACGCGATGTTCTCCTCTTCGTTTTCTCATCGTGCCCAAAATAGTTTTTAATCTGTGCCAAAATTTCGGATTCCGTGACGTTAAATTCTTGGGCGTATTCGTCCAGGCTTTTCCCGCCTTCTCTGTCTGTAATTATTTTTTTAACGTTATACCACTTCAATTCGAGGTCTTTGAGTTCGGCGTAATAGGCGTCCCCTTTGCTCAGTTTTATCTTGCTGGAAAGTATCTCCTTCATCAGTTCTGGGGTTTCGTTAACAACGGCGGCCCTCTCGGCTTCGGCTTGTTGTTTTAATGTTGCGGCGTGGCCCATTATTTCCTTATCCGTTATCCCGTGACTTTTTTGTATAGCGGCAATGCGCTGTGGCGTTAAGTGTTGGACGACGGACGCCGCGTCTTCGTGGTCGATAGGCAACCCTGATTTAGTCCACAACACGGGGGATTCGGTTGTTATCATGCTTTCGGGGATCCCCAGTTTCGCCGCAACGTCCTTGTGAACCTGCATCCCTGAATCGGGGAACGCGAGGTTTCTTCGTCTGTAAAGATGTCCATTCTCAATAGACACAGGCAACCTGTTCCACAAATCCTGAACCTTGATGTTCTGCTGGGCCGCCTCAACGGCAAACATCTTGGCCACCATGCGAGACTGAACCTTGGCTTGGCCGTCGGGTGTTCCAGAGTTCAGAAGTCCTTGATATAGGTTCTGCTCGATGTCCGCTGTTTGTTTTTTGTTGTCTGGATTGGTCTTTTGGTTTTCCCTGATTAGTTCTTCAATTTGAGCGATGGCCGCTTTCTCAGAGGACAGGCGCTCGTTCTCTGTTATCCCGTTCTTCTCAAACGTGAAATCTTTGGACAGCCCGGCGAAATGCGGTGTTTGTTGAACCTTGGCCAACCATGTCGAATAAGGGATGGCGACCATCTCGTCTTTGGCGAACGCTTCGGTGTATTCTTTCTCAAGGCCGAGTTCCGCCATGGCTTCCACAGGGTCTTGGTTCTGCGATTGAAAATAAGTTTCTATGGCCTGTGTGGGGAAATAAACGGTCCCCGCCGGTGTTCCCTTCGTCACCTCTTCGGCCAGACCTTGCATCTGCTCCGGAGATCGGCCGGCCAACTTCGATTTGGCGTATGCTTCACCGGTCTTCTGATACAGTTCCCCGGCCTTGCGGGACTCCGCCATTTCGTTCATATATCCCTTGACGTGCATTCCACCACCCAACAACCCAAACGCCAACGTGGCATAAAACGTCTGTTCCGCCGTTTGCATCTGCTCCGCACCCGACGGCAACATATTCAAGAGAACAGTGTGTCTGTTATCGGCCAGCGCCTGAAGATACTCTTTGCCTATGGCCGGAGCTACGTTCTGCGCCAACTCCGTTGACACTTCCGCGAGTTCCGACATCATCACGATTTTCCCGGCCTCTTGGATCGCCCGGCGGACGCTGAATTTGGCAAATACCTCTGGACTGGCAATGACCTTTCCAAGAACCTTTTGAATAAACGGTGACGACGATCTGGCGGCGACAGACCCGGCAAGTTTAAGTGCGGCTTTTCCGGCAAGCCCCGCCACGATCAAATCGCCTGATGCCTCCAACAGTCCGTTAACGGCACCGATCCGGTCGGCATATTTCCGGGCCGTTGCCCAATCGACACCCTTTATCTTCATGTATTCACGGTAAGCCAGTTCGCCCTCAAGCTGCGCCGCGCCCTCAAATGCGCCGTACGCCACACCCAAGCCATATCCGGCGCTGGCCGTTGCCGGGTTCCCGAACATAGCCCCTGCGGCAAGGCCAACGGCGCCGCGCTTTTGTCCTTGTAGCAACACCTTACCCATGATGGGCAGTTGGTTGGCTCCGTATGCGACAACTTTATGGACAAAACCCCCGGGAACTTCGTCGGGAATTGCTCCCATCTCCTTCTCTGCGGCTAAAATCTCATTTTCAAACGCCTTGCTCTGACGACCACCCATCCACTTGGACCTTTCGTTTTGCTGGGCGCTCAAATCCGCAATCTTGTTCATCAGCATTCCTTTACGAAACTGCTGGGACACGTCTCTGAACAGGGATTCAAAATATCCAAGGTTCTCAATATCGTCCTTGGCCACGGCCATGTTCTCGTTGTTTTTCAGGAAGGCGCTGGTCTTCGGGTATCGCGCTTCGATGTCCTTAAAGATTTGGCTCGGAGGGATGGATGCCGCCAATTTGGCGGAGTCAAGATTGTCCGCAATCAGCGACGGTGGTTGGTTTAATTTCTTAGACAGGGAAAAAACCTGCGCGGCCGTGTCTGGCTCAAAATCAAGTGTCCTTCGATAGGAATCCTCAAGCTGACTTGGCTGGTCAGGCAATGTTTTGGGGTCTATCTTTAGCCCTTCAAAAGGATTGAGTTGTTGCGTGTTGTTTTCCAATTTATTCCCAATTATTGCTGAGGAGAGTTACCACGACCGTTGCCGACTTGCTTGAGGGCCGCGTTACGTTGTTCTTCAATCACCTTGCCAATGTTTTTCGGCGTGGGGTCCATTTTAAGAACACTGACAACATAGTCGGTCGCCTGAGAAACGATCTCGTCGCCATAATTCATTTTCAACTGGCCCATCGCGGCGGCAACCGCGTTCCGGCTTGCGGCATCGCGTGTCCATACCGGGGACATCTTGTCAAAGAAAACCCACTTCTTCCCAACGGGTATGGTTTTAATCTTCTCTTGAGCGATGGCCCACATTTCGTCCGGCGATTTTCCGATAAGACTTTGCTTCATTTCGCTGACAAACAAGTCTTTCATGTTGACCTTGTTTGGGAACCCCTCAACTGCGATATCGCTTTCATTGCCGTAGGTAGAAGGTGCGAGTATTTTTTCAATCCTATCCATTACCGCCTTCTGTTCCGGCGATGCTTTCTCCCATTGCCTTTCAACAAAAGCAGTTTTGTCTCCCGTGTAAAGGTCGTAAAGTTCTTTCTCTTTTTCCACCTGATTTTTGGAATCCCACGAATAGGCCGGGACAAGTTTCTGCGCTTCCGCGTATGGCATCCCCTGTTTGTGTGCGTCAAGGATGGTGTTCGTGAACGTCCGGTCCAGATTGTTCCTGCGGTCCCGCGTGTTCGCGTCTTCCACACCCGCCATGCGTAAGGAATAATTGACCAACGCCTCCTTGCGGTCCGTGGGAATGTTCGGCAGCGCCATGATAGCGGCACGTTGTTTCTCATTGTCGTAGAAACCGTCCGCCATCCTGAACTCCGGACCGCTGACGCGGGTCCACGCGCCCAACTGTTCATCGGACAGGGCCTTTCCGTCTACCTGCGCTTGCAGTTTCGCGGCCAAGGGTTCAGGGATGGCCTTTCTGAAAGTGTTCAATATCTTCCGCGCGGAGTTGTAGTCTTTCTCCAAATGGGCCGTTACGGCTGATTTGACCATTCTTCCCGCTTGAATCTGAGTGGCCAATGCTATTGATTTATCGTCGGCTCCGAAATGCTTCTTGGCCACCGCCAGCGTTTGTTGTGCCGTGGCGATTTCCTGCGCCAATATTTTCGGGTCGGAAATGAGCGCGGCGTCAGAAACGCTTTGCTCCAAATTTGACTGCGCCACATTCGTAAAATCCTGTTCTCTCTGCTTCGCCTCATTCTGAATGACACTGTCGCGGGCGGCCAAATAGTGGCTGTCCATCCGGCCCATCAATGCGGTCTTCTGTCCGTTCGATGAAACATTTTTAAGATACTTTTCCCGCAAAGGTTCGTAGGCTTTGTCGAACTCAACCGTCGAGTCTTTCGCCTGGCCGAGTTGCCGGACAAGGAACCCTTTCGGGCGGTCTTTCTCGTCCGGGGTCTGGTCCGTCAAAATTCCCTGCATTTCCCTTCGGAACGCAACGTCATTGAGAAGGACCTGCTTATCGTCCTCCCTCTGTTGAAGTTCGATACCACGCCTGACAACCATATCCCCTATTTTATTGACGGTATCCATGAATCCAGACTTAGCATTGGCCACATTGGCACCAAACGCCTCCACCGGCGGGCGCGGGGATCCGCTGGTTGAGACCGGGGCCGTTTTTGTCTGGACCTGATTATCGAGTGTCGGTACGCGTGGCATGATTTTCTCCCTTACCGATTAAGATACATGGCCCAGTTATTCGCCACGGTGGCGCCGGTCCCCAGAAGTGTCGAACGGGCCTCCCATCGGGATGCCTGATACGCATTTGCTCCACCCATCCGGTTTAAGATGGCGTTGGTTTTCAACTTCTTCGCTTCGTCGGAGGCGGATTTCCGCGTGGCCCAAGACTGCGAATCGGCGTTAAACCGTATCGCCATCGCGTCTATCTTCGCCATGTCAAACGTGTCCCTCGTGATGTCTTCCGCCGTGACGGAATCCAGCGGTACCCCGTTCGCGGCCAACGTGGCTTTCTGCGTTCCCTCTACCCGTTTGACGCCTTGCGCCAGCGCGTGTTGTTGGCGTGACGCATCGGCCTGAATGCCGGAGACGTTCGTTTCGGCGTCGGTCAAAACTTGGGCGGCGTCCGATTCGTTCTGTTTGGCGAGATATTCGTAATATTTTTTAGACGCCTTCCCTGCCTCTTTCTGATACTTCGCCGACTGCAACCCGCCGTAGGCTTGCATTCCGGTCCCTACGATCATCATGCCGACAGGTATTGCCGCTGGGCTACACATGGGGATCACCTCTCTTTATGGAAAACCGCCGGAACTCCCTCCGCTCGATTCCGTATGCTTGCGGTTCATCCAGTTCCGCGCCACACCATTTCAACCAGTCGATGGACTCCGTATTCCATGCGCCGACGTGGTTGTAAAGAAACTCGTATTTTTCCAAAAGGTTCTGGACACATTGGCGGCTGAGACGGAGAAACGCTTGCCAGTTCTTGCGGATGTCGTCCGTCCCCAACAGCCACGCCACGGCGGCGCTATCGCATTCCACCGGGACCGCCCCGAACATGGCGATGGGCGACCCGTTGACCTCGACGGTGAAACAAGGCGCTGAATTTCTGAACCCAACCATGAGCGCTTGTTTGGCGCTTTGGTGGTGGCTGGCCCATATTTCCTCACGGTCCGCGTCACGCAAGCGGTTTTCCAAAATGAATATGTCACGGATGCGCGAGGGCACCACGGTCATGTTTCCTTGCTGGAATAGGGTTGTTCCCATCGGCAGGGCTTCGGCCACGGCGTTCATCCTCCGATCTCGATTCGCGGGATGACGGCCAAAATCGTCACCGGCAGGGGGTCTATCTGACGATAGAACACGCTGGCTCCGTTTTCAAAAGTCGGCGTGATGCTTTCCTTGTCATCGCCTGTGAAAAGTTCAATGGGCGACCCCAGTGATTCGGTCGTCCTCTGGTTTATTTCCGTCAAATTGTCCGCGTCCGGACCGACCCATCCGCCGCGCGAATTCAGGAACCGGATCGTCAATTCGGCGACGCGGGCCTTCCGTCCTTGGAGCGTTCCGTCCCGCATCTGGATTTCCGGTTTGAGCGTTTCAAAATCGGCCGTGTAAGCCAGGCCGACGTGTACGATCGACGCGGCGGCGTCCAACGTGATAGCGCCGGCGGAAACGGTCTTTTCGGCCTGAACGCTTCCGTTCGCCAAGACGGCAACGGTGAACCCGTTGAGATGGGCCAATCCCGTCACCGTGTCGATAACCTTCCGGACCCCGCCGCCCGAAACGTAGGCCGTAAAATCCGAACCGTCCACATACTCGCCTGATTCCGCGTCCTTCAACTTAAAGGTGTGCGTCGTCTTATCAGAAACGATAAAGCGCCGTCCGTTCAACTGGCTTTCTCCGTCGGCGTCTTCCATTCCCACAACGTCAATGATGTCCACATGGTTGCCGTCCGTGAATCCGTGGCTTGTGGCGGTAACGACAACGGGATCCGCTTTGGTGGCCCCCGTGATGGTTTTCGGCGCGTCGAGGGAAAGTCCGGCGTCAACAAAGAACTGTTTGCGCGGGTCCGTGGAGACAAGGCGCTGTTCCATTCGCTCAACAAACCGGGACGAACCGCGCTTCACGGCCAGCCACAATTCGTCGTAACCGTCTCCGGGGATGCAACAGATGGATTCAACCGTGCCGTTCGTCTCGTGGCGGGTCCACGCGATAACCTCGTGTTCGCGCAAATAGGTCATAGACAAAAGAATTCCATCGTCTCGGATGGCCCATACCAGGCTGTCCGGCTCCTGCTGGTAGGCCAATTCGTCGATCTTGTGTCCGGTGAACAGATGGTTTGAGAGGATGCTGAGATTGTTCCCGACAAACCCGCTGACGTTGAAGTCATACCCGATGTCCACCACCACGGACCCTTGGGGAAGAACATAGATAGCCCTGTTTCCGACAACAACAGGTTCTGTCTTGGAACTGCCGCGGTATCCGTATTGTTTCGTCCGAACAGTCGTAGGAGCAAGAACATCAGAAGCGCCGGCGCCCACGCCCCATTCGGCCCCGGAAGTCAAAGACAGGATTTCGGACAGCGGCACAAGGTTTCGGATTCCGTTCATTTTCCGGCTCGCCAAGTTGACGGTGATCCCGTCGGAATCCACCAGCGGGTCGCTCCGGTCATAACTCGTATAGTTCCCGGTCTCCGTCATCCATTCGGTTTGCGGTTCCGACACGGTATTCGCAAATGTCAGTCTGTCCTCGTAAAAGGTCACACACGACGGGTATCCCCGGTAATCCGACCACGACCCCTCGGCCCAGTCTGCCGTGGCGCTCGTTGCCCCAAGCGTTGTCTGGACAGTCCCCGTCACCACTGTCCCGCTGGTATAGGCCGTGATTTTCACAATCCCGGTTTGCTCGAACGGATCACACGACAAATCAATGACACCGGACGCGGAGCTCGTAAACGCGGAACAGTAAGCCCGGATCAGGCACGGTTCCGTAACTTCGCCGTAGGTGTTGGCGTTGAAATCCCCAGTCGCCCCGCCGGACGAGAAGGCCCTCACTTCAATCCATGTCGAACCGGCATCCAGTGACTTTTCAACACGAAGATTGGCGACCCATGCCCCATGCGTGATGATCCGCCATGTAGACCCGCATTTAAGGGACGCCGTTGCGCCGACGGCGGTTATGGGGGTTGTGTTTGAACTTCCAGGCACCGAATGGCGCACACGCCACAGGGACCCGATGTGCAGGACGTTAAAGATGGACGCGCTGGCCGTCAGTGTAACGCCGCTCCCCGTGGTTGCGCTCGGCGTGATCGTCGTCGCGGCCACATTGGAAGGCATGAAGGGGCCGCCCGTGTAATCATAGGCGACCAAATCCCAATCGTCGTGCGCGGTCCGAACCAACGTCTTTGGCGCATGTTCCGGGTGGCAGATGTAAAGCACGTCCGCCGACTGCGCGAATTTAAGGTCCGGCAGGTCGGCCTCCGTGTAGGGGGTGGCGATTTCATAGATTGTTTGGGCTGTCCAATAAGCGGTTTCCGTGTTCGGTGTTTTGTTCGTTCCGTTCTGGATGCACCGATACACGACGGAGGAATAGGTGACGTAATCGCTGACCACGTAGGCCGTCCCTGAATTATAGGCGGCCGGGCTGGACGCGGCGATCTGTCCGCCGTCCTTATAGAATCGGCAGTAAAGGTTCCCGAACTCAATGACGTAGGCTTGTTCCGTGGAGAACTCAAAGGAGACGATGCGGACCTTTTTCGTTGAATCTTTAACGGTGGCGATATACTTGGTACCCGGGCGGTTGCTGGCCCCGCCGTGCGGATGGATGAAGAAGTTCTTGGCCGTTTTCAGGCCCGTCGCGTATTTTTGGAGGTCAACGCGGGAATGAAGGGAAGGGGCGAACTCACCGCCGGCGAATGTGGGTTGGATGGACGACGGCACTATGCCCTCGCGTCAAGATAGGAAGAAGTCTTTTTGGCGGGGACGTTCTTTTCCCCGGCGTTGTGCATTTTGGCGTCGCTGATGGAAACCAGATAGGCGTTGAAAAACTCTTTGGCCTTGTCCAGACTTCCGATCAGCGCGTGCGCCAATTCGTAGGCCAGTTTAAGGGCGAAGGCGTCAATGAACTTCGGATCGTAAAGGTTGGGGTCCTCCACGTCATAGGTATATTCCGCATACGCGGGCGAAATGCTCGCGGCAATGGCTCTCTGTTGTGATGTCTGCGACAAGACTTCCTTCCATTCGACCTGGTCGGGTTTGGGGTCTTCGGTGTTCTCAAACACCTTTCGGATTTTCAGGCACTTCGCGGGGTATTTATAGAGGTAGTCCCATCCGGGCACAGTCTCGTCGGAAATCTGCGCGAGGGTTTCCGTGATCCCGGCGAACCCCCAGTGATGGTCCCGCAGGACGGTGGTGCGAACAGAATCATAAATCATGTTGCACCGGCGGCCCTGTTCGGAACTTTCCGTCAGAGACGTTATGGACTTTGTGCCCAGAAGATTGAGGGCTTTGTTGCAGATGTCAACCTTTGAAATCATGGGAATCTCCCCGGCTTCTTAATTTCACAGCAAATCGTAGGGGTGTGGCGACCGCTGGTTTTCACCAACAGCCGCCACACCCCATATCGGTCTACTTCGGCTTCCGAGACTTCACCGGCTTTGGGCCGGGGCTCTCAATGAGTTCCCCTTGAGGAGAACCGTCATTTGAGGGCTTACCTTCCGGGACACTATCGCCCTTGACGGGCTCAAAATGTTCCGGCGGTTTTACGTTCGCTGGGAGGTCTGGTGTGACTTCGTCCTTAAACCAGTACCGCCCCATGAAGCCGAAGCAATTACGTTTGACCCTGTAAATCACGACTTACAGGCCCACATCCGTGCTCGGCACCAAAAAGGCGTCGAACTTGCCGGCGGTCAGGTTCTCGTTCGCCACGGTGTAATACACCCGCAGATAACGCTCGGCCCCCACAGGCAATTTCACCTTGCAGAGGATGCCGTTCGCCGTCAGTTCGGCGCTGGCAATTGCGAACGCCCCCGACGTGAACAACGTCTTTGCCGAATTGAAGCTGGAATTGTCGTCTGTCTGCAACGACACCGTCACGGTCGCCGCGTCGGTCGCGGAATCCGCCGTCGTGGCGCAACGGACCACGAGGGTGAGTTCCTTCCCTCCCAACGCATCGCCCGCCGCACCCTGGTCGATGTGACTCACTGACGCCTCTGATGCCGTGACCGTATTGGCGGCGTCCATCTCAAGTTCTTTGTCGATAATCATGATATCCTCCTGTTTTCTTCCCTTTCGGGTTTAGGCGAAACTGACCGCGTCTTCCGTGCTGAGAATCTGGTCCACGCGACGCACCGGGACACCGCCGAACATCATGACGGGTTTCCCTCCGACCTGTTCCATCGTCAGTTGAACGTTGCTCTTGTTCATGATCTGACGACGCAGGAACGATTTGATGGTCCGGTTGCAATAGAACACCGGCTTGCCGCCCATCAGCGAAGGCGGAAGTTCCAGCGCTTGGGTCATCAGGTCGATGAGGTCCGCGCCGGTGGCAGCCGCTTTCGTCAATGTGGCAACGTCGATGTTGCAGATGCGAACCTGGTGACGCCAGTCGCGCACCGTCAAGCCGCAGTCCCATTGGAAATGGGAACGGAGGACCTGAAACAGTCCGCCATCGGCGTCGGTTTTCGTCTGTTCGCCCAAGTCCTGCTGGTCGATGCCGGCCTTGCTACCTTTCGGGTAGATGCCGTAGGCCATGTTCGGACCCCAGTTGACCAACCACACAGACGTGTTGGTCGATCCGGAACCCGCGCCGTTCAACATGTTGGCGAAGGTCGCCGCCGTCTTGACGTTGAACCGAGGCGTGAGCCCCATGATCTTTTCCGGGTCTTCCGAACTGTCGCCGTAGAACAGCGCGGCCGCCAACTGTTGGTTCATGGCTTCCAAATGCGCCATGGCTTCGGACAACAAAAAGTCCGATTTGTTTCCGTTCAGTTCGGCCAGCTTTTTGTCCACTTCGGAGTAGGCTTCCAGCATCCCGCACGAATCGGTGATCTGTTTCGTCAGGGATTTCGTCGGCACGACGCCGTAATTCAGTTTCCGCCATGTCGCGGTGGGCAAGCCTGTCCGCACGGTGGTTTTCTCACCGGTCGTCAAATTGCCTTCCTTCCACAACATGTCTTCCAGAATCTCGTTGGACTCCGCGAGGAGTTCGACGATCTTCGCCACTTTGTCATTGGGATCAAGCCGTTTGGCGAGGTCCAACAATGTTAAGCACGTTCCGATTGCACCCATGATAGTTCTCCTTTTCCCTTACGGGGCTTTATTACCCTTTGGCCGGATACAACACTTCGGCGGCGGACTTCGTCGCCTTGGCGTCTTTTCCGTCCGGCAGGGTGTCTTCGCTCACAGCTTTCCCGACTTTGAGGAAGAAACTGACCAACTCCGGATGGTTGCCCAGTCCGGATTCTTCCAACACTTCACGCAGTTTCGGCGTACCGAAGGTGCTCATCGCTTTGGCCGCGACGGCGAGTTGCTTCTCCGGCTCGTTCCCCAACAGTTTCATGGATTCCGTCTTCCATGTTTCTTTCAACTGTTTGAAGTTCGTGTCGGTCGCGTCGTATGCTTTGGCGACTGCCTTCAACTGAATGTCCACCAGCTTTTGGGCTTGCTCCTGAGTGAGGTTCATCTCCTTGGCCGATGCTTGGAATTCCGTGAGGATTTCCGTGTCCAAGGCGGTGCCCTCCGGCAATGTGAAATCGCCGTATTTCTCAGGTGCGCCCGGCTTCGCGTCAGCCGGTGGTTGGTCTTTTTTATCTCCTCCTGCGCCGGGGTCCGTGGCGTCCTTCTTGCCTCCGTTCGGGTCGTCAACCTTGCCAGCATCGACGCCTGTCCCATTGGGTTTGGCATTCGGAGCGCCATCGCCATTGGCCCCGCCAGCGTTCGGCGGGGTCAAAATCGTCTCGTCCTTGTTTACATCAGTCATTGCCTTGTCCTCCCCTTGTTTTTTTGGCTTCCTCGACCAACTTGTCCGAGACAGCCTCGCGTTGTATTTTCGTGAATGAATCCGGGCTTGCGTTCAGAACCGCATTGAACACGAACAATCCGATGTCCCGTTTTCCTTCATTGAAATTCGTCCGTTCATCTCCGGTAAAGGAACCGCGAAAAATACCCGCTTCACTTAACACCATCCAAACGAACCGGCGTCCTTCCGGCATCTCCAAAATCTTTTTGAGGTCGCTGCTTTTCCGATCACGCAGACGCTTCTCAATCTCCGCAATGCGTTTCTTTCTGGCATCTAAATCGAACACGTCTTCACTCATCGCCCTGACCCCGCCACAAGAGCGTCCAGGGCGCTTCCCTGCCCGATCTTCGTCTCCGAAAGCAGTTTTGCACCCTGTATGGCCAACCCCGTCCCTTCGGCGTTCTTTTGCGCTTCCGCCGCCTTGGCGCGTTCTTCTCGGATTTTGTCCACCTGTTCACGGCTGCGGAGTATCTTGGGGGACACGCCGACCAGGTCGCTGTATTCGCGCACCGCGGAGTCCGCGTCCAAAACGTCTTTAACCTCCGGGAAAGCGCCCATAAGATTCCCCGCGAAGACGACCGTTTGTTCAATAGCCGTCGTTCCGACCATCTTTTGCGCTTGGGCAAGCATGGAGATGTATTCGACTTTCAAATCTGCGCCCTGCAATTCTTCCGGCGGTTGCGGAATGATGCCCGCGCGAACCATGATGTTGAACGTGCGCTCAATCAGCGGGTCGAGGAGTTCGCTTTCCAGCCGTTCCAAAACAGGGCCGAGCATCAACAGTTTTTCTTCGTGGCGTTCCACGATCTCACGGGCTGTCATGTTGGCGCGGTCGGCGTTGGCAATCATCATGAACAGGTCGGAATAGAACGTTTGGGAAATGGCCGCCCTTGTTTTGTCGATGCTGTTTTCCAATGCGTTGAAGTCGGGATTGATTTGGTATATGGCCTTCACGCCAGCATTTGGCGCGGTAGCGGAGGAGCGGGAGAGGCCGCCGGGCAACGTGTTCGGATCACCGTCAACGGAGGAATCGGCCTGAACGGGCGGGTCAACAACTTTGTCCAAAGCAATCAGTTTGTCCCTCTGCATTTTCTGCAACATTTTGATGTCGCCAAGGCCGTCCCATCCGGGGGACCGGCCGTAAACGTCATACGTCGTTGCGACATCCCACCGGGGGGCCAATATAGGGAAATCGTTAAAACCACTGACACGTAAAAACACACCGGGACCCGCGCTTTCTTCCCAATAGGCGGAACGGTAAGGCATCCCCTTGAAATCAGCGCGGTCAATAATGCGCGTGTCGTTCACTTCAATCAGGCAAAATACCTTGACCCACTTTTCAATATTTCCGCCGTCGTAAAGCGCCTGTGTCGCCAGTGACAGTTTCGATTTTCCGAACTCGGCGACAAGCTGGCCGACGGTCATGTAATACCGGCGGGCGAATCCGTTGACGCGGCCGTCGGGTCCGATGGATAGGTAGTATTCGCCAGTCGTGTAGGAACGGCATCGGATCACATCTTTGAAATCCTCCAACAGGATTGCCGACGCGGTCCCGAACGCGCCGATTTCATAATAAATGGAGTGGAGAGCGCCGTAGATGTTGGACCGCGAAAAGACGGCCATCATGCGTTCCTGAACGGTGTTCAGCCAGAGTTTTACGGTGTTGAAGTCGGAGAGGTCGTTGTCGGCCAAGCCGATTTTGAACCAAGGGCGAGACGGTGAAGTTAATCCGGAAGTCATCCCGGACGCGAGAATGTTCAGTGCGCGGGAGGCGTGGCCGTCGATGATCGTCTGGTGGTCGATGGCTTTGCCTTTGTTCGGTTCTTCGTTGAAATTACCACGGGTGGGCGCGAGATACTTCTTAATGTCCTTCCAAGCCGATTGCCAGCTTTCGGCTTCGGTTTGGAGATTTTTGAAACGCTGTTCGAATGGTTTGCGTTCCACGATTTACTGACCGAGTTTCATTTTCGTGGCTACGCCGTAAGCGACGGGGGCAAGAAGATTGGGGGCGTCGGGTATGCCGGTCGGGGTCGTTCGGATCGTGCTAAGAAGTCCGAAGCGCAAAGCGCGGAGACGCTTGCGCCGGTCTATTTCGCCAAAAAGGTCTGTGGGATTCGGAGATTCAGGAGTGGGCGGAGGTTCGGGCGGAGGTTTGGGCGGCGTGACAGTTCCTCCGCCGGTATCGGTTCCTGTTCCGCCTCCGCCATCACCACCGCCACCAATCCCGCCGCCGAACAGGCCGCCAATGAGCTTAAGCCCTGCGCCGCCGGCTCTGCTTAACTTGTCTATGTTCTCGTTAAGATTTTTGGTAGTCGCGGAGATGTTCGCATTGAGTTTCTTTGTGGTGTTGGAAATGTTTTCATTGAAATTTTTGGAAGTGACTGCGATGTTCTGTCCGAGGTTTGCTGTGCCTTGAGATATGGGGTTCCTAACGTTGCGGGTCCACCAACCACCGCCACCACTGACCGTTTTGCTCAACCAGCTCATGGGATAGCCTCCGACGTAAAAGCATTTTCCAACTATCCCGTTCGCTTGTCATCCAGTGACTTCCTTCGCTATCCACTGTTTGACTTCACTTAAATATATCATAGTCACGCTTAGCAAACAAAAGGGTTTTTTCAGTTTCTTTTTGTTTGGGCCGGACAGGGAACGCGAACGTCAACGCCAGCGCGTCGGCGCGGTTGGGGCTGGACACTCCGCGTCCCTTCATGTCTTCTTTCGATTCCAAAACTATTTTTCCCGCGTTTGAACCTGTCGCAACGATGTAATATTCCGGCGCTTGGAGTTCAGCGACCATAACAGGATCGTCGGGGATACACCCGCCGTCCCTCAGCCAGTCCTTCATCAGGCCCCACATCTCGGCGCGTTTGTTGAGATACTGCGCATCGGAGGACGCTCCGCCGAATTCAATCAACCGCCACTTTCGCCCCATGCTTTTGCCAGCGGAGTAGACGCCTGTTCCATAACCGAAATCAATAAACACGGCGTCGGCTTTTTCTTCGTCCTCAAACTTTGCCAGATAACCAGCCAACGCCATGTCGTCGTCGTTCTTCTGCAACTTCATCAGAACGCGGAACGCGAGGCCCTGCCGTATTGCGATAACGATTTCGTCTCCGCCGGTCCATGCCGGTTCGCACACCAGAATCTTTGCCGCGAAATTATACTGGGCCGCATTGACGTGGCGACCACGGGCCGCGTCCACAAAGGGCGTCGGTATGAACTGCAAATCCGAACTGGCCGGAAACTCGCCTTTGACGTGGACCTTCACCCAGTCCGAGTCTTCGCCTTTGGATTCAATCCATTTCTTGATCTGTTCCTTGTTCGTGATCCTAACCGTGCGCGAATCAATATGTCCGGTATTCCAGCCCAACGTTTTGTCGCTGAAAATGTTGAAGAATTTACCGGACCGCCTGGTGGGGTTTCCGAACGCCAGCCAGATGATCTCCGTGTCTTTGTCGGTGAGCGCACCCTCAGCGGTATCCCAAATCACGTCGTCGATGGCGCTGGCTTCGTCGAAAATGATGACGACGCGCTTGCCCTGGTTGTGTAGCCCAGCAAACGCTTCGGGGTTTGTTTTCGACCATGGGATTCTATCGAACCGCCATGTCTTCTGATGTTCGGGGTCTTTGGCGTGGATGGATGTGTCGGAGAGGACGAACCAATCTTTGGCGATGAACCTTCGATACCACTTGGCCAGTTCCGGCCATGTTTTCGTCCGCAGTTGATTCTCGGTGTTCGCGGTTACGGTCCCGCGCGTGTCTTCCTTCGTGGAAATGCTCCAAAGGATTATCCAAGCGGCGAACGCACTTTTGCCGACACCGTTCCCCGCGGAACGCGCATATTTAAGTGCTTCCGACGGGGAAATGAGCCCGTCGCGTATTTCTTTTAATAGGTCGGCTTGCCACTCCTCCGGCCCTAACACGTTTGCCAGTTCGCCCTCTCCCCATTCAAAAGATTTTAGGACAAACTTGTAAGGGTCGGTGGACAGGCTGGCCATCAGGTCGATAAGGTCGGCGTCAATCTCCTCGTCTGTTTGTTTCGCCGCCTCGACCATGATTTTATTTTCCTTTTCCGGCGCGGCGGGCGGCAGCGCGTTCTCTGGCCTTCTTCAACCGCTCCGCCAGGCTGCTCTTGTCGTGGAGTTCGAACTTATCCGTGAACAGCTTCCGCCAGCGGCCCAACATTTCCAGCGCCTTAGTTTTGTCCCACAACTTCACCTTCTTGGTTTCGCCGATCTGTTCGCGGTCCTGCCCCTGCCCGTCAAACAGGGCGTCGATCTCCACAGACGAAACAGCCCGCCGCAGTTCTATCGGCCAGTCCTTCACGTTTTTTAGGTTGTTGTCATCATCAAACAATCCGCCAATATCCGTGAACGCCAGACGGCCGATCTCTTGGATGATCTGAGATACCGTGATCTCCGCGTGCTTCTCGGCTTTGTGCATGTGGGATTCGATGAACTTGCGGACCTTCGGATTCTTCATCAATTTGCTGGCCTGAACCGCCGCCGCCTTGGGGGAGAACCCGGCCTTGATGGCCGCTTGCTTGCCGTTCGGGTCTTTGATATATTCGATGCAGAATTTGAAAACCTTCCGGGTGAACCCAAGCGCCAATATCTGCTCGATGTCGCCGAAAAGCAATTTGTCCAGATTGGGGAGTTTTGGGGCTGAATCTGTGTCTTTGGGTGTCATGCGACCCTCCGATGATTATAGGGTGGTTTGAGAATGTGGCTTTTAACGGTGAGATGCGGATTTATCTTGGGTACAAAACCGGCCCCCGCAATAGACCCTAGTGATAAGCGGCTTCCGCTTAAAGCTAGGGTCTCTTGCGCCCAGGGTATTTTGAATAGGGAAACGTCGGCTTTAATTTCCGTCGGGGAATGTGTCACTTTGATTGACTGAACAAATTGGTGGATAAACTCCTTCTTTTCTTCCATGTTGCCGCAACGCTCCCACAGGTCGTCAAAATTCTCCCCGATGCTGAGCATCTCCGCCAATAGAGCGTCCGGGTCGTTTACGGTTTTGGCCATGTTCTCCGCTTCTTCCAATTGCTGACGCACGTCCTCGCGCTGAGTTTCCAGCCGCAGGAGTGATTCGGAAAGAGACTGGGCCGCTGTCCCACCCTCAATAGCCCTCACGATGTTTTGTATTTTTCGTTCGATGCCTTTCAAATGAGCGCGTAAATCGTCCGACGGGGTTTCGATGCTCCCGCCGAATCTTTCCTCAATCATGGCTTGTAACTGAGGAACGAGTTCTTTTTTCCAGCCGGGATCCGCCAAGTGCCGGCGCACAGACTGAATGGTGACAGATTCGATTTCGTCCCTCCGCACGTTCACGCTACGACAAACACTTTTACCGCTCCTCAAATACCCCGAACAGGTATAGGTGTAATACAAATGTCCATTGCCTTTTTTGGGTTGGCCGATCATCTTATAGCCGCAGTTCCCGCAAACGCAAAGACCCGTCAATAAATACGGACGGTGGAACGTCCGTCCCTGAGTGATGACCCTCGTTTTCAATCTCTCTTGCACACGGTCGAACACTTCTTTCTTTACGATTGCCTCGTGGGCATTTTCCTTCACAATCCACTGATCGCGCGAATTGAAAAGAGAACCCTTATCACCGCGACGGTATGCTTTGTAACTGCGCTTGTTGTATATCCTCTCTCCGATATAGGAACGGTTTCTCAGCATGTAATGAACCATGTTCTTGACCCAATGGCGGCCGCGCGGGGGTTGGACCTCCCGCTCATTCATATTGGCCACTATTCGGTTCAGTCCGTTCCCTCGCAGGTAATAATCGAAAATCCATTTGACGACGGTTTTTTCATTCGGCGATGGCGTCCAAACTATCCTTTGCATCTTATCGGCCTTGTGTTCGCCTGGTTTCAGCACCTTCACGGGGGCGCCGGCGGAATCAATCAAAAGCCTGTCATACCCATAAGGGGCCTTGCCACCCGCGCTGTGGCCCAGTTGCGCGTGGCTTTTGCATCCACGGAGCGTCGTCTCGGACAGTTTCATACTGAACTGGTGGGCCTCCGAGTGTTTAACAACTCTGGAAAGCACGTCGCCGATTGACCCGTCATTCTTAAAATCGTCCTTCACGTAGACGATCTGGATTCCGCCCTGCTTCTTGAGACGGCGTTCCCAGTAAATCTTGTCCTCCGGTTGGAGGCGTCCGAACCGGCTCACGTCGTAGACGACAAGAAAGTGAACGTCGTGTTTTCTGGCTTCGGATAGGCGGATCATTTCTAGAAATACCGGGTCTTGGTCAATGGTGAGGCCGGAACCCCACCCTTTGGCGGGCGCGAACTCACGAACGATAGACCATCCCATCCGGTCAGCGAACGCCTTGCAGTCTCGGCGCTGATCCTCGACGGACAGTTCTTGCTTATCAGTAGACCTGCGGTAAAATGCCCAGGCTTTTTCCATGTCGTTCATCCTTGCGCTTTTCGTCGAATACCTGCAAAATCCATTGGCTATACATCCGAAGTGCCCTTGCCTTTGACGCGGGCGCTTGGATGACATCCCCCGTGGAAACGGTTGGGTTAAATCTTACCTCTTTTTTGCTACCTAACTCAATCATGCGGCCCTTTCTTTGCGAATCGGCTGAAAGTTGGCCTTCACGATTGCCGTCACTTCCGGCGGAGGAACGCTGTTTCCAATCCGCGCCACCTGGCTGGTATTGGTCCCAGTAAGTATGTAGGACGCCGGGAACCCTTGGCCCAGGGCCAATTCGCGGGGGTTTAACATTCGCAGACCGATGTCCACGATGATGTAAGTCTCGCCGTTGATTTGCACCGTCACCACCCCGAACCGGTCTTTCCCTGTGACGGTGTGCAGCGGATCGTCAACGGCCTGTCCGATGGCCGTGCCAAAGTATTTGACGAGGAAACTGTAAACCACGGCCGCATGGAGACCGTCGGACATGACGGTCCGCATCGGTTCGTCTGCCGTCTGTGCCCCCATTGGTTCATCCGCCGATTTTGGTTTCCCTGAGTATACCGGGCCTCCGGCACCAACAATGAACGGGCGCGGATTGTCCAGAACGTAACGCTTGATGCCCATGGCGATCCGCCGCATGGTCGCCTCTGCCAGTGGCCTCTTGCGCTCAAAGATTGACGGGCAGGGGATTGACCAGTCAATACACTCCGCCGCCGTGCGCCACGGCTTCAACTGGGCGCTGAATAGGTCCTTGCCTATTTTCTTTGGGTCGGAATGCGTCGGGTCCGGCCAGACGATGGGCTGTCCGTCCCGCCGGGCGATCAGGAACAGACGCCGCCGGCAGGTCGGGGCGCCAAAGTCTGCCGCATTGAGAACGCGGTGCTCCACTTTGTAACCAAGTCCCCGCAACCGCCCGGTGAAGCGCCGGAACGTCAGACCCTTTCGGTCCGGGTCCGGTATTAAAACGGGTTGACGTGTTTTACTGTCGATCACCCTCTGGATTGATCGTGCTCGTTTCCGCCTGTGGATCAGCGGCTCTCCGAGAAGAATGTCGCCACGCTTGTTTCGCTGTGGTTCAAGACCACGCCCATCGCACCGCGGGCAAAATCGCGCTCCGTGGGGCCGCAATAGCTTCGCCTGTCCTTCCGTGCCTTGCCAGTCGCATTCCGGGCAAGACCATCGCGGGACCAGTGGCCCCCATTCCTCGAACTCCCGGACGTTCTCCAAGATGATGACGCGCGGCCGGGACTGGTCCGCCCACTTCACGACCACCCACGCCAGACTGCGGATTTTCTTTTCGACCGGCTTGCCGCCCTTGGCGCGGGAAAAGTGTTTGCAGTCCGGCGAAGCCCACAGAAGGCCGACAGGACGGCCGTGTGTGACCTCGCGCGGATTGACCTTCCAAACGTCCTCGGTGTAGTGTTTCGTCTCCGGATGATTCGCCTGGTGCATGATAATGGCGTCCTCGTCGTGGTTGATGGCTATGTCCACCGGAACGCCGACAGCGTCCTCAATTCCCTGCGAAGCACCACCGCCACCCGCAAAACTGTCAACGATCAGTTCGTTCACTTGACGCCTCCTTCGGGTATTCTCTCGCTACAATTCTGGCAGGTCGCGCCCACTGGGATTGAAACTTCATCCACCACCTGTCGCGTTCTCCGTGTTCGTCTCTCCACAACATTGCCATCGGGAGAAAACCGGCTTCCATTGTTTCGCGTAGACGCTTTTCTGCCTTTTCCATGGTGTCGTTCGGGTATCCCATTATCACGTAGGCCCTGAGCGAATGACTGGCTACTGTAAATCCGCCCTCAATCAGCATTTTTCCGGCATGTCTTAGCGGCTCAAGGTCGTCCGGCGTGTCATAGGCGAAAAACAAACTGTGCGGTTTGCAATCCCGCAACCCATCAACATGCCACCCTTTTAACCGCGCCGCCTCCAATCCCCCTGTAAATTCAGCACGTCGGTTTTGCCGCTTCACCATGGCGAACACGGATCGGATATGTTCATCCGAACACGCCAGAAGGTTGTCATCAAGAACGTTCCATCCGTCGCGGACGGGCAATTCTCGCACTGGCCCCTCTCGCTTCCACACCGAACAGAACCAACACCGATTCGGGCACCCTCTTGAAGTGATGGTGTATCCGTGTCGCAGGTATTTGCCGGGCGTAAATGCCTCCCCGCGCCCGCCAAGGGCTGGGCCACCGATTGAAACCGGGCCGATTGCCTTCCACGCCTTTGCCAATTTTTCGGCTCTCGGCAGATCGTAGGTGAATGCAACAGACACATGTATGGCATCCACGTCGGGAGGGAATAGATCGGGAGTGTCATAAAACGCCAAATCATCAATCGGTGTTGCTTTGGTTCGACGTGGGAACACCCTGGCTATTTTCATCGCGGGAACTCCTCATAATTAATCGTAAGTTCTTCACCTGCTCGGATATAACGCAGGGTCGTCCATGTCCTCGTGTCCACGTTTGGGCTCTTTGAGTGATTCAGACCCGGGGGAAGGCGTTTCGGCATGTTGAACGTCTGGGGCGATGACCGCACGACCTTGGCCGGGTTCTGACCGTATCGCTTCTTGTCCCGGAACATGTAGCAGTTGTCGCACCCGGCGCTGACCTTCGTGCAACCCTGCCAGGGGTTCCACGTCGCGTCAGCCCACTGGATTTTCGTGGTTTCGCTCATGGCTTCTCTCGGCCCTCGGCGTGTTTCAAAAGGGCCGTAAACCCATCAACCAGTTCCCGCAGTTCTCCCAAATCCACATAGAGACAGGCCCCGCGTCTTCCCTTCCTTACATCTCGGTATTGGAAAAATCCTCGTTCGCCCTTGTAGTATTTGCTCGTCTGTTCAGGCACACCAAAGATGAAATCGTATGCCGGCCATCGAACCCATCGTAGAACAGCGACTTCCTCACCCTTAATTCCGTAAGCCAATGGCTTTTTCCATTTTCGCTGTCGCACGTTGAACTTGCCGGGGATAAACTGAACAATCTGCGCCGTCACTCGTTTACGCATCTCGTTTCTCCTTGCCGATTTGGATAAAACCCTGTTCTTGGAGTTGAATCAAGGCGCTGACCATTTCGCTGTCTGTGGGTTCAAACTTTTCCTCGACCAGCTTTTTGTATTGGGTGCGGCCTTTTTTCGTTAACGGGGATGGCCCGGTCCGCTCCAATACTCCCCTGTCAATCAACTGATCCATCGTCGCAAGAACGAATACAACCGCTTTTCCCATCCTTGTTTTCACGTGTTCGCTCATATTCATCCCTCCGCCTTGATCTGCGCCACGCGCCCGGACGTGATGCCGTATCGTTTCCCGATTTCCGTCTGCGTCATAATCCCGGCCCTTGCCAACTCCGCGACCTCTTGGTGCTCGGTGTCGCTCAACCGCTTGCCCTTCCGCGTCGGATCAACCGGCACCGCCGGAAGACAGTCGTCGGCCAACTGGACGTTGTAGCGGGACCAAAGTATTTTTAGTTCGATGAAAGTGTTTCGCGTCCGGGAACTTGCAGTCGGGCAAATGGATTCCGGTGTCGGAAGCGCCCAAAAGCGCCTTTGATATTTGTGCAGTCGTTTCAGTGTTTCTGTTAAGTCGTTTCTCACGATACCCCCTATGCCAGCATGAGTGATGGATGTGTTCCGACGGGACAAATCCGCCGTGTTGCCATCGGTATGTTTTCCGGTTTCAGGTCAATCCCGATGAACCGGCGACCGTGACCGGCCGCCACCTTCCCAGTCGTGCCGGACCCCATGAACGGGTCGGCGACGATACAGGGAACCGTTTCTTTGCAGTTGCACTTGCACGACGGACGCCAGCCGATGGTTTCGCGTTTGTATGTCCCATCCATGCCTTTGTCTTTCCGCGAAGTTCCGATGCTTTTCTTCCCTGTTACTCCCTCGTTGGAGTGGTCAAACATCGTCTGCCCAATAAGGCCACCTGTGGCCTTAACAATTCGCACCCGTGGCGCTCCGCATTTTGCACAAGCCCCCATCGCGCTTGTCCCTGCCAACACGCAAGGCGTCACCAACTTCTCCGGGAACGTCGCGTAATGGGCCTCGTTAAACGGCTGAGTGGCTATCTTCCACCATGACGGCATGAGCGCCCCTTCTTCCAACGGCTTGTCGAACATCCGGTGGACGGCCTTCGGGTTCTGTGCGCCGGCGCGGGAGTAACCGTCTTTGGCGTTGTTGGGAGTGGAACCGCTCCGGTGGCGTGGGTCGTTCTGATATGACGTTGAGTAGGGAACGCGGACAGCCTCCGCGTCGTAAAAGTAGTGCGGCCGTTTGGTGAGAAGGAAAACGTATTCGTGGGCGTTGATGGGCCGGTCCTTCACGCTCTCACGCATGGGGTTAGGCTTGACCCAAATCTGATCCCGGCGAAGCCACCAGCCGGTCATTTGCAGGGCCAGCGCAACGCGCCACGGGATACCGACAAGGTCTTTGGTTTTTAGGCCGGGGCCGGATGCGCCTCGTTTATCGCGCCCACGGTCACCGTGGGCGCACCGTTCCTGTTTCGGCCATCGTTCGCCGTCTCTTGCGCCGGGCTTGGCGGAGATGAAGGAATCTCCCAAGTTCAGCCAGACCGTCCCTTCGGGACGCAGAACCCGCCGCACTTCTTGAAATACATCCACCATCTTGCAGACGTAGCACCGACCACAACGCTGTCCCGTCGCCCATCCAAGGCAGTCGGCCGCCGGTTCAAGGCCGATCTGCCCGTCAATTCGCTTCGCCCCACAGCGCCGACAATCCCCGGCAAACCGCCCGGCATGGGTCTGAACGTTTCCCTTGTTGCCTGATTTACCGCCTTCTATCGGCGCACCGTGGTCGCACTCAGCCGAACCGCCTTCCCATGTTGCCGTTCCGTAATCCCTCAATCCCCAATACGGCGGGCTCGTCACCACGCAATGAACAAAGTCCGCCGGCCACGACCGCATCACGTCGATGCAGTCGCCCTGGTAGACCTTGTTCAGTTGCGGGATGGGATGGGTCATTGGTCAGCCTTTTTCGGCCAACATTGAACATCAACAATCTCGTTCGTTAGGCCGTTTGTGAGGTAACGCGACGCCATCTTGGCTTCTTCACACTGACGACAGGCGGCAATGACCTGTTCACGATTCATCGCCTTTTGGCACCCCGACAGGGCCATCACGGCGAACAAAAACCCCATGGCCTTGACGGGTGTGAACAATCGCTGGACGGTCGCCCTCTGCCGTGGAGCGAACGTCTTGCCGTAGGACCGCTCCGCCCGCCGGGATTCCCGTTGCTGGATGACGGACAACGTGCCCTTCTCAAACCCGACGAGGCTTTTGACCCAGTTCCAGAACCGGAGGCCCCAAGACTGCCGCAGGCGCGACACCAGAGAGCGTCGATACTGATGCCTTTCGCCCCGAACACCGCGGCGGTGGTCCATCCCCATCATGCTGGTGTATCCGCCGATCTGCCGGCGCCGGGATATACGGCGTCGTTCCAAGTTGTGGAGGCCCTTGTCGTCGAACTGGTTGCCAGAGGTCATTTCTTTTCCTCAAACAATTCCTCTTGCACATACCTCAGCGCGTAGCCGTTGCGCTTCACGGCCTCGATGCAGACCTCTTGGGTCTGGTCCTTCACATACATCAGCGCGTCGCCGTTGCGCTTCACGGCCTCGATGCAGACCTCTTGGGTCTGGTCCTTCACATACATCAGCGCGTCGCCGTTG